AATAGATATAGAGGGGGGGTGTATTAGATACTAATATCTATTATACACCGTATTTCAATCTTGTCAAGAGAAAAATTTATTTTAATTAGTTTAGCGCAGAAAACTGCGGAATAAAAATTTATTTTAAAATAATTAAAAAAAAGACTTGACAAAACCTCCCACAGCGTTATAATATATAATAGGGCATAGAATATCTTGGCGGGAGATACGTAAAGAAGGCTATTCGTCAGTCCTTTTCCTAGGTGGTTGTTGAGCAAAGCTCTCTTCCGCCAAGATACTAAGGAGATAGTATGACAGGTATTGTTAAAAAAGGCTTGACAAAGAAGCAAGAAACCTTTTTAGATAGTTTATTTTCTAATGGTGGCAATGTAGTTGAAGCGATGGAAGTTTCGGAGTACCATCCTGGCTCTCGTTCCAATCTTTTGAATAGCTTACGTAATGAAATTGCTGAAAGAACCAAATCAAGTCTTGCTGGTGCAGCCGCCAAGTCAGCTAAAAGAATGGAAGAAGCTTTAGATGCTGATGGCACCATACCAACTTCACAGATGGAAACAAGAATGAAGGCTGCTGCTGATATCTTGGATAGAGTTGGTGTTGGTAAACGACAGGAAGTTGATATCAGAGCAGAGGTAGTGCATGGTGTAGTTCTTCTTCCAGCTAAGAAAAAAGAAACTACTATAAATTATGTCGGATGATAAACCTAAACGAAATTATCATGTAAGTAGAAAAGTACAGGCACAGAGAAAAACCTACCAACAGATAAGACGTAAAAAAGAACAGCTAGAAAAATTAGAAAACAAGAAAAACAATTTGGCTAAGACCCCTAAGAAGAAAGGGGTAGTAAAAGAAAAAGAAGATAAGAAGGCTCCTGATAGTAATGTTATCTTTGAATCTAATGAGGGGCCGCAATACTCTTTCTTAGCTGCACCGGAAAAAGAAGTACTCTATGGCGGTGCAGCAGGTGGTGGCAAATCCTACGCAATGTTAATGGATTTGTTACGTTACGCCTCTAATGGTAATCATAGAGCATTGTTACTACGGAGAACATTAGCAGAACTAACGGAACTGATTGATAAAAGTAAACAAATATATCCAAGAGCGTTTCCTTCTGCTAAGTTTAAAGAATCTACAAAGACGTGGGTATTTCCTTCGGGAGCTACCGCACTATTTAGTTATGTAGATCAAGATGATGATGTATACAGATACCAAGGCATGTCGTTTTCATGGATTGGTATTGATGAGTTAGGACATTATCCCACTCCTTTTGTTTGGAACTATCTCCGTTCTCGTTTACGTACTACTGATCCTGAGATCGAAACGTATATGAGAGCTACTGCTAACCCTGGCGGTATCGGGGGCTGGTGGATTAAACAGATGTTTATTGATCCTGCCCCACCTGATGAGTCTTTTTGGGCTACAGATATTGATACTGGCAATACGTTAGCATACGGAAGGGGCCACGCAAAAGAGGGCATACCGTTATTTGCTCGCAAGTTCATCCCTGCTCGCTTAACAGATAACCCTTACTTAATGCAGGATGGAACATACGAAGCAATGCTTATGTCCTTACCAGAAGTTCAACGTAGGAGACTTCTGGATGGAGATTGGAATGTAGCGGAAGGTGCAGCGTTTAGTGAGTTCTCACAGAAAGAACATATAATAGACCCTGTTGAAATTCCGTATAATTGGATTAGAATACGTGGATGTGACTATGGCTTCAGCAGCCCCTCTTGTGTACTCTGGGGTGCTGTAGATTGGGACGGGTGCATCTGGATTTATCGTGAGTTATATCAGACCAAACAAACAGCAGAAAATTTAGCTGATCTCATTCTCACGATGGAGGCAGATGACCCTTCCATGTATCTCTCCGTTCTGGATAAGTCCTGTTGGAATAGAACAGGAACAGGAAAGAGCATAGCCTTGACAATGATTGAGAAGGGGTTACGCTGGATTCCATCTAACTCTGATAGAATGCAAGGCAAGCAGGAAATACATAAGAGATTACAGCTTGATCAGAATTTCCAGCCACGACTTCGTATCTTTAACACCTGTACTAATCTAATTCGTACACTACCTACATTACCATTGAGTAAAAATAATAGTGAAGATGTAGATACCAAAGCAGAAGATCATGCATACGATGCACTTAGGTATATGTTTATGACACAACAAAGCAATCGCTCATTTGTCCCTTCATATTTTAGGGGAGCAGAACAGCAACATCAGGTACAAGATTCTGTATTTGGATACTAGGGAAATAATAAATGGTTACCAGAAAACAAATAGAAGCAGCAACAGATAAATTAGAAAAAACAAAAATGGCATATTATCGAGAGTTGTTTAATGTAAAAAGAGGGCTATCTGGAAAGAATTTAAAAAATAAAAGTAAAGCTTATAATAGTGCTTCAGATAAAGTTAAACTTTTAACTTTACAATATAATGAAGAACAAGGAATAACACCAAAATCTCAAGGAGAAATATGGTCTGAAAGCTTTAGAAAAGACTTTCCTATTTCTAGAGGATCAAGTGAAGCTTTTGAACAAGAAAAAGCTGCAAGAGAATATCTAACAAAATTAGTAAAACAACAAGACTTAGATGATTTAGAAGATGCATTACAAGTACAAGAATCAAAAAGATTTAAAGGATACAAAGACCCTACAATAACAGTTCCTAAACGGAAAGAAGCAGTACGTTTAATAGAAAGTGATCCTTCTATATCTCCTGGTAATTTAGAAAAAGCATTACAAGAACAAGAATCAAAAAGATTTAAAGGCTATTCTAAAATTCAAGAAGATACTTCTCCTGACTTTGATAGAGATAAAGATATTTTTCATCAAATAGCCTACGGTATCTCGAAACTTACAGGACAAGACCCTAGTGTAGAGCTAATATATCCCGGTGATAAAAGATACGGAAGTTCAGAAGAAGAAGACGAAATGGTAAAGTATCTTAAAAAAGGTGGGAAAGTAAAAAAGAAAAAGAAAAGTAAGAAGAAATACACTTCTAAAAAGAAATACGCAATGAACAGAGGCGGTATGGCTTCTGTTCGTAAACCAACCAGAGCATAAGGAGATTTAATATGCCAACTAATTATCGTTATCCAGGTAAATCCGACTTTGAGTCTTGGTCAATGCAAGGCGAGATGAGTGATGTCAATGCTGGTAGCCTATACCGTGAAGCTAAAGAAGGCGACTTGCTTGGTTCTACAGGTGCTAACTTCAGTCAGTTTACTCAAACTTCTAAAACAAAAATGAAGAATGATGAAGCGGCTATCTTTAGGATGGCTGAAGATCATTCTGTATATGATACTTCTGGAAAGTAGTATTATAACAAATGTCTCTTGACGACGAAGAAACAGAAACAATCGAACTTGATGCTGAAGAAGTTCCTGGTTTATCAGGAGCTATTCAGCAGAAATTTATTGAAGCAGAAGAAGGCCGATATAATGATGAGATGCGCTGGTTAAAAGCGTATAAAAATTATAGGGGGATTTCTGATAGCTCTACTGCTTATTCTTCTTCAGAGAAATCTAAAGTCTTTATTAAGATTACCAAAGTTAAAGTACTCGCAGCTTTTGGTCAGATTATAGATATTCTCTTTTCAAATAATAAATTTCCAATTACAGTTTCTAGTTCTCCAGTTCCAGAAGGTGTTGCAGAGTTTGCACACATACCTTCTCCTGAAGAGAAACAACTTCCTAAAGAAATAGGAAATACTTCATTACATGATCTAGGTTATGATGGAGAAGATATGCAAGAGTTTCTTGCTGGTCTAAAAGAAAAGTATAATGGTTCTACTCTAATAGAAGGGAAATCTATTTTTGATACTGCACAGATTTCTCCAGCACAGGAAGCTGCTCGTAACTTAGAAAAACAAATTCATGATCAGCTAATGAATACAAATGCAATGACTGTTCTTCGTCATTCTATCTTTGAATGTTGTTTACTAGGAACAGGAATTATTAAAGGACCATTTAATTTCAATAAAACAATACATAACTGGAAGGTAGAGAATGATCAAAAAACTTACGAACCTTATGAAAAGGTTATACCAAAAATTGAAGCAGTTTCTTGTTGGGATTTCTACCCCGATCCGGCGGCTGTTTCATTAAACGATGCTGAATATGTAATACAACGACATAGATATAATAGAGAACAACTACGCAGTCTAATTCATCGTCCATATTTTGATAAGATGGCTATTGAAGATGTTCTTTCTGAATCTCCTAAGTATGAAGGAAAACATTTTGAATCTGAAATTCATTCTGAAGGAGATGAGTATCTCTTCTCTGATAAAAGATATGAGATACTAGAATACTGGGGAATGTTAGATGCAACATTAGCCAGACAGTTTGGTTTAGATGTTCCTCATTATGTTAGTGATTTAGATTCAGTACAAGTAAATGCATGGATAGTTGGAGATGCGATTATTAGATTAGTTCTTAATCCTTTCGTACCTGCTCGTATTCCATACTTTACTTTCCCCTACGAATTAAATCCATATCAACTCTTTGGTATTGGCGTAGCAGAGAATATGGAAGATTCACAATTACTAATGAATGGTCATATGCGAATGGCTATTGATAACTTAGCCCTTGCTGGCAACATGGTTTTCGATATTGATGAAACCCAGTTAGTTCCAGGGCAGTCAATGGATATCTATCCTGGTAAGATTTTTAGGCGGCAATCTGGACAATCAGGTACAGCAGTTAATGGTGTTAAATTTCCTAGTACTGCCAATGAGAACTTACAGATGTTCGATACTGCTAGACGGTTATCAGATGAACAAACAGGTATCCCTTCTATAGTACATGGACAGACAGGCGTAACAGGGACAGGCAGAACTGCTTCTGGTCTATCTATGCTACTAAGTTCAGCAGGATTATCAATTAAAACTGTTATAAAGAATATAGATGATTTCCTATTAAAACCTCTGGGAGAATCATTCTTTCAATGGAACATGCAGTTTAATGATGAGAATGCTGAGATCGTTGGAGATTTGGAAATTAAACCAAAAGGTACTTCTGCTATCATACAGAAGGAAGTACGTACACAACGATTAACAACTTTACTACAAACAGTTGCTAATCCCATGTTAGCACCGTTTATTAAAATTCCCAACTTAATGAAAGAACTTGCTATCTCTCAGGATATCGATCCAGATGAATTGGTTAATGATCCTAATGAAGCAGCAATCTTTGCAGATATTTTAAGAGGTTTATCTAATGCAGCAGGAAACGGCGAAGAAGCTCCTCCCAATAGTCAACAACCCCCAGTCATGGGAGCCGGTCCAGGCGTACCTTCAGGAGCAAACCCAATGGACCCATCGGGCGTTGGTGGTGGCAACATCGGAATCGGAAATACGCCAGTTGCAGGGGAGAGCAATTTTACTGGAGCAGCTCCTCCACTTGAAGGACCAAATCAAGAGTTCGTTGGACAGCCATAATATGGATAAACAGAATAATGATGGATAAAGAACAAGAACAAGAAATTGCCCTTTTTATTTTTGGGGAAGCGTTTTCAGATCAAATACAAGGAATGTCTTTTGCAGAAGGAAGACCAGCTTTTGATTCTATTGAAACAGCTTCTTTAGATTTTACTGAACAACCATATAAACAAAGTAGAACAGTTGTTCCGCAAGGATTCCAAGATGGAGGAGATGTAGATAATGTCTATACGCCTCCTGTTTATACTCCTGAAATTAATAATATATCAAAGGATAACCCATCTTTACCTTATAAAGATTTGTTGAATGTTATTACAGGAAAGACAACAAATACCAAAGTACCCCCTCTTTCTGAGCAAATAGAGCTTGTTGATAATGGAGATGCAAGTATTGGTACAGATCAGGATATAGAACCACAAACTTTTGCTGGTTTTCTTAGTGGATGGGGAATTGTTGGAAGAGATATTATTGCAAATATTCCAACACCTATTAATATAGCAAGAAAAGCACTTTTAGGCGAGATACCTGGTATACCCGGTTTGCCAAGTGCCGTTGCGAGTCAATCGACTGCTTATGGTGGTGGAGAATATGGTGGTAGTGGAACTGGAACTGGAACTGGAACTACTAGTGGTGCTGCTACTAGTGGTCAAGCTTTTAGTGGTTCTAGTCCTGCTCCCGGCGTTCCCGGTGGACCTACAGGGGGAGTTAGTGGAACTGCTGCTGATGCTGCTACGGGTACCGCTGCTAGTGCTGCCGCTGCTGATGCTGCTGCATCTTATGGTGGTGGGCAATATGGTGGACCTGATGCTGGTGTAGGTGAAGGAACAGGAACGCCGGGAGGAGAAACAGGAGATATGGGAGGAATATTTAATAGGGGTGGACAGATTAAAGGATATCAAGAAGGTGATCTAGTAG